ACAAAACCATAAGGAGATAAAATGGTAGATCCAGAAACTTTAGCTATTATATTACAGGCCGCAACTGGAGCAGGAGGTGCTGTAGTTATATGTCTTATTGTTATGGCTGGTGTATACCATTTTGTCGTAAATAAGCTCCTTCCAATGCAAAAAGAAAGCATTGACGATCTAGTAAAAGAAGGCAGGGCTAATAGAAAAATATTTTGTGATGCCGTCGAGCTAATGTCTAGAAGGTTGGAACGTGTGGAAGATGACGTTTCAGAAATAAAACAGATCTTACAAGATTCTGACAATAAAGGGAGAAGATAAAATGGATGGAAAAGAAATATTTTTAAAGCTGCCGATAGTAAAGATCATGCGCCTGATTGGTAAGCTGATCAGATGCTCAAAAGGAGGCTTGACCAAAGAAGAGGCGCTAGATCTACTAGAAGATCTGTCTTCTATCAGTTTCGATATTGCCGAGAAATTCGACAGACTTCCGTAGATAGTGTAGCTTAGCCTATTAAGTGAAAAAAGAGCAGGTAATCCCTGCTCTTTTTATTTTTGAAAATACAAACAAATTTGTGAAAAAGTTTGAAAGAAAAATTCTTTTCCTTCTGCCTGCATCAACATATAGTCTTTTTCATTCTGCAAATAAGAAAAAACATTAGGTCTGTTTATTCCAAACTTTTCATAATCAGTATCTGATACTTCACCTAAAAATACGTATTGTTTTTTAGAAACTTTAGCAATAAGTATATCACCTATATTTGGTAAATTATTTATCTGCATGAAAACCTCTATTTTTTAATTTTAACATGATAATTGCTCTCATCATTTGTTCATGAACATTTTGTTTTGAGCAACCTAAAAGTACTGCTATTTCTGCAAAAGTCATTCCATCAAAATAATACATCCAAATTATTTTACGATATTTTTGGGGCAAGGAATCTATTAAAGAATGTACATTTATAGATTCATCTTCAATTAAATCTCCATCAATAAATCCTATGATAGAATCTTCTGGACTTTCTAGAGAATCAACTATAAAATTATTTTCTCCGATTAATTTGTAACGCCACTTATCTCCCATAATCTATTACCTCCATAATATATAATCCATAATTACCTTCTCCTATTTTTGTGTTAATTTTTCCTACTTTACATTCTCGGAAGTAGTAGAGGGGATTCTCTGATGGAATATTTAAACATTACAAGTAATGTGTCTCATTACTATGGTGTCCACCATTTCCGCAAAAAGTCTAAATGTGCGGAAAAAAATAAAATATTTTTATGGTTTTAGATCATAGTATAGTATTTTCTATTAATATAATATTATAAAATATAATGGCACGGTTTAAAAAGGAGGCTAGCATGAAGTCGAGAGGGATGATGATGGACGGCACCAGGTTGGATAAAATCAGAAGAGAATCCACTTCAATCTTAAAGGGAATAGAGGCCAGAAAAGTATCCCCAAGATTGAGGCCAATTCTGATGAAGGTACTATCCTCTGTAGGATCACCTGATGATTTGGTTCAAGAATTGATAATACAATTTATCGAATGGGACAAAAGAAAGAGCCCGCTTTACTACAACTTATTATTTTTAGAAGTAAGCGACACATGGAATAAAGAATTATTCATTATAATAAAAAGATTTTTATATAATAAATATAAAATTCTAGTTAGAAGAGAAACAGAAAATACAATATATTTGGAGGAAGTAATGCAGATTGGAAGTTACAATAAAGCACTGGATTCATTAATGGATTCAATAAGTGAAGATGAAAAAGTTTTAGTTCTTTGGAAATTAGATTTAATAGAGGAGAATGAAGCATGTGATATTCTATCACTATCAAGAGCAACATTATTTAATAGATACAAAAAATTTAAACTAGAATTTTATAAGACCGCAATAAAACTGGAGGCAGCATGAAAGATTTTAATTCATCTTTAGAAGTTGGAAAAAAAGCAGAAAAAGAATTTGAAGCTATTTTAAAACGTTGTAAAGGAATTAAATGCTGTGGATTAGTTGATTGGCAAAAGTATGGTTTTGATATTGGAGCAGTTAAAAAAGATGGCTCTAAATTTGGCGTAGAAGTAAAGTCTCTTGAAGGCGAGATAAAAGACAGATGTCTACTTTCAACTGCAGTAGTAGAGGTTTGGGCAGATGACAAAATGACAAGACGACCTCACTGGTGGGGAAAAACAGATTATATAGTTTTCCAAAATAGAGCTACAAATACTTGGTATATTTACAACGCTAAAAAGCTAATCAAAACATTAGAGACTGTTAGTGATGGACATATAACTAGAGCAAGGGATAATAACAAAGATGACTGGGGATGGATTGTGAAGTTCTACTGGGAGCCTGTGGAATCACCAGCACCATCTTGTTACAATCTAGATGGATTTATTAAAAAGTTAAAATAAGGAGGAAAGGATGAGACAGTTTAAAAAAAAGATAGAAGAAATGGAAAATACAATCGAGAACATAAAAATAAGTAGAGGAAAACTAACTTTCTTATTGAAAGTTCCAGTTGAATTAGAAGTGGCAAAAGAAGAATTAGATGATGTGATACCACCATTATATGACGATTATTTAGAAATGATTTCGCGCCAGTGTGAAGAATAAAAAATAGCCAAATAAATGAAGCTTGACTAATCCTCTCATTATATAGAATGTACTTTTTTGTTCCATAAAATGAGAGGATTTTGATGCCTAGGCCACCGAATTATATTACAAAATTAAGAAAGCTAGCGAAAGGAACCAACGGAGATCCTTTACTAAAATTAAGCTTGCTCCATACTATTCAGAGATATGCCGCTGGAGAGGCCAGATTAGAAGAGCTTAACAAGATGGTTAAGGAATATAGTAAGACTATAGTAGAAGATAATATGTTAGAATCTATATCTAATCAAGATTTAGAAGACTTTTTATCTGATCAGGAAGTCCACTAATGAATAAGAAAAGTCTACAAGAAATATTATCTGATCCATACTTGTTTATTTCTAGATTAAAAATAATAAATAAAGACGGCAAGATCGTTAGGCTATCTCCAAACGAAGAGCAAATGCAAATCATAGAAGCTCTAGATAGTGGAGATGATATTCTTATTTTAAAAGCAAGACAAATCGGATCATCAACAATTACGGCTGCTTATTTCTTTTGGAAGATTTATACATCATCGGATCCTGTAAATTTTGCTATTCTTTCTCATAAACTAGCAAGCTCTAAGCATCTGTTAAAGATGCATCAAACATTTTATGACAATCTTCCTATAGCTCTTAAGAAGCCTTTATCTGTACAAAATACAACGGAAATTAGATTTAAAGATTCAGGTGCTGGAATTATAGCTGTATCTGCTGGTGGCGAAGGAGGTTTAAGATCTTTTACATGTTCTTATTTACACATGTCAGAATATGCTTTTTCTCCAAATCCAGAAGAGCTAAAAGCTACAGCAATATCTGCTCTTAATAACGGACAGCTAATCATAGAATCTACTGCAAATTACTATGGAGATGCCTTACATAGTGAAGTTCTAAAATCCATCAAAGGAGAAGCAGAATGGAATTATTTATTCTTTCCTTGGTACGAGCATAAAGAATATTCTTTGGAGGCTTCTTTACCTGGTGGATTAACTTCAGAAGAAGAAGCTCTTATGGAGATGTATAACCTAGATGAAGCACAAATAGCTTGGCGTAGAAGCCAGATTTCTAAAATAGGATTAGAAAAATTTCGTAGAGAATATCCAATTGATTTAGAAGAAGCTTATTCTATTTCTGGTTCTGTTTGGATGTCAAGAGAAACAATTGGTGATATTCCAGTCTTAGATATAAATCCAAAAGGTTTTACAAAATTATCTGATCCAGATAAAGGTGATGCTTATGCAATTGGCGTAGATGTATCTGCAGGTATAGGAAGAGATTTTTCTGTTATTTATGTTATATCTAAAAAGACTTATTCTCCAGTATTAATATGGAGAGATAATAATACACCTCCAGCTGCTTTGGCAGAAATCATTGTTGATGTAGCCACGACATATAACAATGCCCTTGTTTTGGTGGAATCTAATAATTTTGGAAATGTTGTCTTAAATGAAATGTATCACATAGGATATGAAGCTATTTGGAAAGAAGATGGTAAAGACTGGATTACAACATCTAAATCTAAAACAGCAATGTTTGAAAATCTAAAAGAATTAATTAGAAACAGTTGGATTAAAAGCCTAGATAATATTGCCTACACAGAATTAAGGTCTATAAAACTATCTGACAAAAGTCTAATAGAACTATCAGAAACTGGTGGAGCACATTGTGACAATGCAGTTGCTTTAGCATTATCTTATGTTTGCTTAGATAAAGTAAAGCTAAAAGAAGTTAGCTATTTGCCTAATTGGATTAAGCAAAGAAGCATTCAAAAAATAGTAAGGTCAGGCGGTGTGGCTATAGAATCTCACAGAAGATACTAGGCCTTGACATCATCTCTTTAATATATGAGGAATAAAAATGCCTAGAACAGAAAACGATATTTTAAGTTTTATCAAGACTTGTTATGCAGAGCATAAATCTTACTGGCAAGATAAATCTTCAGAATTAAAAAAATATAAAGATGCTTATGAAACAAGATTCTGGAAAGGCCAGTATTTTAATGATGATATGATACGCGTTGAAACATCTGATGCATTTTCTTATATAGAAGGTTTTATTGCAAGTTTATTTTCCAAAACACCAGCTGTTGTAATCGGAGCTGATATTGCATCTGGCAGTGGAGATCCAAAACTAGCACAAGCAGCTGCAAATAGATTTTTATATTCACAGAGAGAGCAGCTAGAAATAGCATCAAGATTGGCTCTTATTTATGAATTCTCTGCTCTAAAATTAATTCCATGCCCATCTAATGAAATGTTAGATAAAGTAACAATAGAGGCCATTCCTTGTTGGGAAGTAATTGTAGATAGAGATTCAAGTTCAGAAGATAAATCTCGTTTTATTGGTCACAATTATTTTATGACTTTAGTAGATGCAAGAGAAAAATTTGGAAGAAAAAAGTTTAATCCTATTCCAAAGATAGAATACTTTGATGAAAATAGAAGCAGATCTACTTCTTACAAAGCTGGCACTTCTGATCTACCAGAAGATTATTTATATATAGAAATAATAGAGCTTTACGATCTACTATATGATGAAGTATATTATTGGTCGCCTAATTATTCTTCTGGAGATTCTCTATTAGAAAGGTCTAGAATTCCAATTAGAACATACAATGACAGACCTTTACCAAGTATAACAACATTATATTACAGCAGAATACCTTCAAAACCAATGGAAGGCTTGTCTGCTTTAGCCCGTGTTTACGATCAGTTCTACGAAAAAAATGTTTTAAGAACTTATTGGGCAAATGCTGTACGCAGAGATTCTAGACAATATCTTTATAAAGAAGGTATTATTGACGAAGAAAGCCTGGCTAAAATTACAGCCGGTGTAGATGGCGCTATGATTCCAGTAGATAATGATACACTTGATGGTATTATTAGATCTGTAGGTGTTGAGCCAATCTCATCCAACTTTGATAGATATTTAGCTTCTATTGAGGGAGATATTAACAGAGGATCTATTTTGGCTCCTTTTTCTGGAGGTCAAGCATCAAGAGCTACAGCAACAGAAATAACTGCATTAGCTCAGTATTCTGCTTCTGAAATTGGCAAAATGGCACGTGAAAAAGATCAAGCTTTAGAAAAACTTGTAACAATTTACATAAGACTTCTTGACCTTTTATCAGACGAAGGAGAAACCGCAGTTTTAGAAGTAGAAGGAACTTCAAGAGCAATTACACCAGAGGATCTAGAAGGCAAGTTTAGGATAAACGCCCTCGATCAAGGCTCCACACCATTATCTGATGCAATGAGGAAGAATAATTTATTATCCTTACTTCCAACCTTGCAGGCGCTTGGTGTAGATAATCGTAAAGTCTTAGAAGAATTATTGAGAGCATTTGAATTACCAAAAGATTTTGCTGAAGTTGCTGCTCCTGCACCTACAGGTCCTACACCATCACCATCTGCTGCTGATGTTAGGAATATAGAAACAGGTGTAGAAGAAGCTATAACAGGGGCTGAAAGAACAGCCAGAGCATTAGGTGGAGGTAACCTAGGATGAGCTTATACGAGAATATCAGGAAGAGGAAGGCGAAAGGAATAAGTAGATCCAAAAAAGATTCTACAATAGATCCTAAAATTTATGACCAAATGAAAAAAAAGAAAGGCGGATTTAAACCTAAGAAGGGGAAAAAATAAATGCCTATTTACGAAAGACATTGCATCAAGTGTGGCGGATGGGACGAAGTAATTTTAAAAGTTTCCGAAAGAGATGCAGAAATAATTTGTTCTACATGTAATATCGTAATGATTCGGCCCGTAACGGTTCCTGCCAAAACAGCTACATTATGGAACGGTGGTTGGAATTCTGGATTATCTAGTCAGGGATTTTATTCTCATTCTGTTGGTAGAAAAGTTCATTCACGTAGAGAAGAAGCTAATATTATGGCTAAGAAAGGCTTTGCTCCAGAATCTGATTTACCTAAGCATTGGTTTGAAGACAGACAAGCCGAACTAATCGAAAAAAGACAAGCTCAAGAAGCCTTGACTAATACATATATTAATAAGGTCACAGAATATGGTGGTGACAAGGTAAGGGCTATGTCAGAAACATTTGATGCCAAGTCTTGTTTAGATGGAACCTTAGATAAAATCTATGACACAACTATAAAAGTATAAAGGAGAAATAATATGAAAAAAGAAATCATTATGATCGGTATGGGAAGCAGGCCAGAAGGTGATGAGCTAGGAATGGATCTAGAAGCTGCAGAGGAAGCAGATGCAGAAATGATTGCTGCTATTTCTCCAAGAGGCGACTTTACTTCCAGAGGTTTAGATCCACTTGTTAAAGCTACAAATTCATTACTTCCTCTTTTTGATCAGGAGCCTACTTATCCTAAAGTAGGTGATACAAAAGTTTTGCCACCTGATTTTGTTAGAATATTAGCAATGTTTAAAGGCGCAATTGATGATGCTATAGAAAAAGAAGTTATTCTTCCAGAAATGAAGATGAGCCTGGATTCAATTAAAGATGATACAGCTCTCATCACTTTAGCAGGCAAACTACAAATGCTTGCAAAAGATAAAGCATTTAAATCATTTCTAAAAGAACCTATTGAAGAGATGGAGCCCGAGGAGGAAGGTGAGATGGAGGAAGAAGAAATGAGCGATGAAGAAGAGGAATCCTTCTTAATGGAGAGGATGTAAAATGCCTTTAAAACCTGGCTCATCTAAAAAAACTATTTCCGAAAATATCGGAGAACTTATTCGTTCCGGTAGAAAGCCCAAACAGGCTGTAGCAATTGCCTACGATAAAGCAGGCAAAGCTAAAAAGAAGAAAAAAACCAGCAAGAAAAAATAGGAGAATAAATGTTAGAAAATATAGAGACTGGCAATGTAGCCAATACCTCAGCAGAAGTCGTAGATAGCGGTACACCATCAGATGTAGTATCAGATGATTCAAACGTAACACTAGATGACTTGCTAGCTATGACAAAAGAAGATGTTCCTGAATTTGATGATGAAGTAAATCACAAAGGAATGAAGCCATTAAATCACTGGATGAAACACATTCCAGAAGATGTAAGAAAGCATCTTGCAAATATTAGAGCTGATTACACAAGAAAAACACAGGAACTTTCTAGGCTGAAATCTTCTCTTGAGGAGAAGGAAGCAGAAATTTTTAGAAAAAATAATCATATTATAAATGGACCTTTAGCAGAAAAGCTAAAAGGAATCAATCTAGAAGAGCAATATGATCTATTTGATCCAGAAGGAATGAAAGCAGAAATACAGCGTCAAGCTGGTTTGATGTTAAAGGAAATGTTAAAACCTGCACAGGAGCAGTTAGAAGTTCAGCAAAGAAAGCTAGAGCTAGAGGCATTTAAAGCTAAGAATCCAGAATTAACACAGCCTGAATATAAGCTTCCAATAATTGAGCTTTTAAAATCTCGTCCAGAACTAAAAATGGAAGATGCATTTTATATTGTAAAAGCAAAAGTAGATTCAGAAAAGCTTTCAGCTGAAAAAGAAAAGT